TGAATATGAACATCTTTGTAAAGTCGCTGACGAAGAGTACGAGAGGGAACAGAAGTTCTACGCTGAACAGGTAGAAGAGTTCAAGGCACTTGTTCAGAAAACAATTGACTTGGGTGCAGGCGATGAAGAAACTGCACTACGTTGGTTGACTGCTGGTGAAAAGTTTTACCACATACAGGATGTGGAAAGTTGGATTTGGGATTACAATATCCTGTTTACTGACTACGGCAAGGAACTTGTCAAGAAGTTGGAAAATATTGTAACTTATGAAGAATGGTTGGAGGCCGCTTAAGATGAATGAAGTAGTTCGTGATATTGAGGTTCTTGAGAATCTTGTGATTGCAATGAATGAGGGTGCGTCTGATGAGAAGTACGCCGCTCTCTATGCAGTAGAGAAACTTCTCATTGAGAAGAAAGATTTGGTTCGTAAATTTGAAGAGGAATTTTGTGATGATACGTCAAAAGCAGCAGCCTAGTGAAATTGTTATCGACCTAACTGGGCCAGATGGAAATGCATTTTTTCTACTGGCTCGTGCAAGTGACTTTGCAAAACAGTTAGGATTTGATGCCGGAAAGATTATTGAAGAGATGAAGTCTGGTGACTATGAAAACCTTATTTCAGTGTTCGATAAATATTTCGGAGATTACGTTGTATTGGAGCGATAAATGACAGGAATGGAACACGCCCTCGTGGCAACATCTATGCTTGCCGTATTTTTCTATGTTGGTAAGTGGATGGGCAAGAAAGAAAAGGTTGAGGACGTTATCACCCATACTTTGGACACGTTGGAAAAGAACAACATGATCAAAGTAAAAAAAGATAATAATGGCAATAAAGAGATTTTGCCTCTTGACAAGTACTATGAATTTTGATAGTATAAGAAGTAATGTGAGTGATTCGGAGAAAGGTTAATGATGTGATTTACGAAACTCTAAGCGATGCTGTTGTCGCTGCAAAAAAGATGTGTTACGACTTGGAAACAATCGTGAAGATTACTGAGTGTGACGGTGGATATGAACTATTTGGAACTGGTAAGTTCGTAATGGAAGTAACGGAGTAAGAAGTGAAAAAGACTTTGATGACATTGGCACTGATTGGTGCATCTGGTTCTGCGTATGCAGAGACAGTTCAAGATTTCAACAAGACAGTTATCAATCGTGTACCCTACAATGTAGAGGTTTGCACGAACCAAACTGTGAGTGGTGACAAAACTGGTGATACCCTCAAGGGTGCTATCATTGGTGGTGTTATCGGTAACAATGTGGGTAACGTAGACAACGGTGGTGCGATTGGTGCTATCATTGGTGGTATGTTAGGACACAACAATAGTAACGCCACTGGCGGTACGAAACGAGTATGTGAGGTACAAACTCGTTACAATGAGGAATCTGTGACTATCTATTCTCATAGTGTAGTAACTTTCTACCATGAGGGTAAACAGTACAAACTTAGATTCCAGAAGTAACTAGTTGAGCGAATCTGCCCTTAGCTCAGCTGGATTAGAGCAACAGCCTTCTAAGCTGTAGGTCGTAGGTTCGAGTCCTACAGGGCAGGCCAACTATTGAGGATATAATGTATAGACGAAACAAAAGGAATGAAGAGAAGAAACCAAAGGGCATGACGGTTACAGTTCGTAACGGTGATGTCAACGGTGCATTGCGTGTACTAAAAAAGAAACTTATCAAGGAAGGCGTATTCCAAGAACTGAGAGAACGTACTTTCTTTGAGAGTAGAGGAACGAAACGCAGAAAGGCAAAGGCAGCTGCAACTCGTAGGTACAAACGCAAGATGCAGAAACGATTTGAAGAACTTGGATATTAGAGGTGACACATGGCTCGGAGAGCAAAAGTAGAATCAGATTCTACTCTACCCAAACCACGCAAAAGACGTAAACCTATGACGCCTGAACAGAAAGCAGCTGCGGCAGAACGTCTTGCACTTGCACGAGAGAAACGTGCGAAAGCAAACCCACCAAAATACACGAATATTCATCCGTCTGTTGTTGCTCGTCCAGAGGACGATGCGATGTCGATGAAGAATGTGCAGAGATGGATTAAGACACAGAAAGAACTGTTGTCAGTTGCGAGAAGTGATATCAGACGCAAGATAAAGGGTGCAGAGGCTCGTGTTGCATCACATGAGGGATACATCAGAAACCTACAACGGTATCTGAGAGATGGTGACTACTGTGATGATTTTTGGGGTGAACACCAACAGAACAAAGTCAAGTGGAGAGTTACCACTATGGCGTATCATCCAGACGGTACACCAAAGAGAAGTGTTGGACATTGGTATCCAGACATTGGTTGCGAATGGACTAGGGAAATGGAAGAGGATCAGTGAATGGAAAACGATAATGATAAGATTATCCAATTCCCTACAAAAATGACTGTGAAAGAAAATGTAAAGATTACAGACACAGCAATCAAGTTACACACAGACTTGAAGTATGCAGAACATCTTACTGAAGGACTGATTGTAAACATGATACATAATATGAGCGAGAACGATATTGATGTTGATAATCCAGAGTTTATCAAACACATTGGGTTCTTGGTTGAGGTAGTGAAGTCTACTATCTATCAAGACATGGGCGTGAAACATCCTATGCAACAGATGGTGGATTTGTTTGTGAATTCAGACTATGACGATACACAGGGATTGTACACAGAGTTTGACATGGGTACTATGAAGGATGTCATAGAAGAATTGATTGGAGAGGAAAAAGAATAACGCTGGTTTAGCTCAGTTGGTAGAGCAGTTGATTTGTAATCATCAGGCCGGGAGTTCGAGCCTCTCAACCAGCACCACAAATAGGTAATGATATGATATTGATTGATATGAACCAAGTATGCATCAGCAATCTAATGATGCAGATAGGTTCTAAAAGACAGAATGATGTAGACGAAAATATAGTACGACACATGGTACTCAACTCTTTGAGAATGTATCGTTCTAGATTTAGTAAAGAGTTCGGAGAACTCGTTCTATGTTATGACAGCAAAAAGTATTGGAGAAGAGACTTCTTCCCCAACTACAAATCTAATCGTAAGAAGGACAGAGAAGCGTCTGGACTCGATTGGAATCTAATCTTTGAAACACTGAATAATATTCGTGATGAAATCAGAGATAACTTCCCATACAAGGTTTTGGATGTAGAGGGTGCAGAGGCTGATGATTGTATCGCCACTGTGGTTGACTATATCTCAAAGACTCCAACTGCCTTTGAACAGGTTCTTGTACTATCTGGTGACAAGGACTTTATCCAGTTGCAGAAACACAACTTTGTAAAACAGTTTTCGCCAGTTCAGAAGAAGTTTTTGAACGGACAAGACCCTCACCTATATATAAAAGAACACATAATGAAAGGTGATAGAAGTGATGGTATTCCTAACTTCCTATCATCAGATAACACTTTTGTAGATGAGTTGCGACAGAAACCACTGGCAAAGAAGAAAATCGAAAACTGGATTGGACTTGAACCAGAGGACTTCTGTACTGAAGAGATGTTGAGAAACTATCAACGCAACAAAACTTTGATTGATTTGGAATGTATTCCAGATGTCTTGAAAGAGAAGATTTTGCTTGATTATCTCAAGCCTCCGAAAGGTGACAGGGCGAATCTACTAAACTATTTTATAAATAAAAGATTGAAGAATCTTATGAACGACATTGGAGACTTTTAGAATGGTAAAAGACACATACACACCTCTACTTTCTGAGGTTCTAAAGAAAGTGCATAATGCAAAAACTAAGGATAAGAAGATTTCGATTCTGCAACAATACGATTGCGAACCGCTTCGTATGGTAATCAAATCATCTTTTGACCCTAACATCAAATGGGTAATGCCTGAAGGCAACGTACCATATAATCCTAATGAGGCCGAAGAAGGTACAGAACATACTGTACTACGCAAAGAGGCTAGAAAACTGTACAGATTTATCGAAGGGGGTGACACAACCATACCACAGTTTAAGAAGGAAGATATGTTTATCCAGATGTTGGAAGGGTTACATTCATCTGAGGCAGAACTGATTATCAATGCCAAAGACAAGAAGTTGCATCAAGTCTATAAAGGACTGAGTGCGGCAGTTGTAAAAGAAGCGTTCGATTGGAACGATAACTATACAAGGAGTGCCTAATGGCAAATAATTTCGACCACTGTTTGGAAATCATCCTTCACCACGAAGGCGGTTATGTAAACCATCCAAAAGACCCTGGCGGCGAAACCAACTTGGGAGTAACCAAAAGAGTTTATGAAGAACATGGCGGTACTAAAGATATGAAGGACTTGACGTTTGAGGACGTTGCACCTATCTACAAGAAATCCTATTGGGATAGAGTAAAAGGTGACGAACTTCCTGCTGGGCTCGACCTCTGCGTTTTTGATTTCGGTGTGAATGCCGGAACAGGTAGAGCGGCAAAGTATCTACAGAACCTTGTAGGAACAACAGCAGATGGAGCAATCGGCCCCAACAGTCTGAAGGCAATCCATGCC